GACAACGAGTGGATCGATGGAGAGTTGTACCACTCGCTGATTGACACAAGGTACTTCCTCTCGAACTATTACGCCATCAGAACTGAAGACAAGGGCTTTCAGGGTCTTTACCCATTCTTCGACAGCCAAGAGATTCTGTACGAAGAACTGAGAAAGTTGGAGAAGAAGTATGGGCGCGTGCGGGCCATCGTAGATAAAGCTCGGCGCATGGGCTACACGACTTATATGGTCGGAGAACTACTCCACAAGACAGTCATACGCTATAAGCACACCAACACAGTGCTTGTGTCTCAGGATGAAGATGGGGCCAAGTACAACATGGAGATGTACGAGTCGGCCTTCTCATTCTTGCCGTGGTGGATGCAGCCGCGCGTGATGAAGCATGAGAATGGAAAGGTGTATTGCTTCGACGAGCCAGATGAGAACCTGAGAACGAGTCGTCCAGGGCTGAAGAACTGGGTGTACGCCGACAATGCAAACAGACCTTCCGGTGTTGGTCGCGGCAAAGGGTTTCGATGCGCGATGCTAGATGAGTTGGCTCACTGGAAAGATGCCTCGCAACTTTCAAAGTCTCTCTTGAGAACATTTGTAGCCAGCGACGGATTCTACGTGATGGGGTCTACGGCCAACGGAAGAAACGATGCATGGCACAACCTATGGAGAAAGGCAGAGGCTGGGTCGATTGACTGGCATACGATCTTCATTCCGTTCTACCGCAGGCCCAAGACTTACTCGTTGCCTATACCGAAGGGCGAAGTCTTTATATTGACTCCAGACGAGAAAGAGATGGTCGAGCAAGTCAAGAAGAAAGAAGGAGTCTCGATCACGAATGAAACAATCAACTGGATGCGGAAGACCAAAGAAGAGTTCATCGCCACAGATGGTGACGATATGCTTTTCGACCAGGAATACGCCGTAACCGCAGAGTCAATTTTTCAGAACGCAATCATTTCCGCGATTCCTCGGGGAGTAATCAACCGCTACAGCAAGCGGACCATGCAGCCTAGATGGATTGGGGAGATCAGTTTCGACTTTGCTCAGTGGGTTCCGCACCTTTACATGAAGGAATTAAAGGAAGGCGAAGAGGCGCTCTATCCCGAGACGGAAAACCGTTTTCACCTTTGGGAAAAGCCGCAACCGGGAGAAAGGTATTGTGTTGGGGTTGACGTGGCTCTCGGACAAAAAGGCGGCGATTACACTTCAATCGCGGTCATGAAGATCAGCGCCAATGCTCAGTTAGATGAGCAAGTGGCACAGTGGCATGGGTACATTGACCCATACAATCTGACAGACATCGTGCTTGCCATTGGATGGTATTTCAATGAGGCTTTGGTAGCCATCGAAGTAAACTCATTCGGCATGGCGACGAATACGCGACTGATGCGTGACTACGAGTACGAGAACATTTATCGGTTCAAGCGCATGGACCGACTGAAGCACTTCATGACTGACATTGTTGGGTGGTGGACAGATTACAAATCAAAGAGAACGTTGGTCTCTTACTTCTCGAAGATGATGCTGGACAATCAGGTTATTATTCGAGACAAATTCCTCATTGACGAGTTGAGAGACTTCTCTGATGACCTTGAGGCTGATGGAGACGGTGCTCATGATGACTACGTAATTTCTGCGATGATCGCTCTTTACTGCGGCCATGAAGGTGAGTTTGAAGAGCGGCGGCAAAAGCCGACAGAAGCAAAGAAGGATCAGAACAGTTATAAGGTTTTTGCAAAGGGAGCAGAGGGAATGCCCGTACAGATTTACGAGTCGGCATCTCCATTCGAAGCGGATAAGTTTTCGAAGAAGCGGATCGGTTCGTGGATAATCAATGAACACGGGGCAATGGCGGATTTGGTTTTGAAGCGCAAGAACGAAAAAGGGGAGTTGGTTGAGAAGACTGTGCGGGTGCCGGCCGATTTTCAAAACACGGCATACTCGCCCATTCACGACAAGCCGGGTACACGGCAGAGGATGTTTGATGAGGGGATGCCTGCGGAGTTCATCAATTCTGAATCGGTAGCGGATTATGAGGGTCGGCAGGAAGACGACGATGGAAGTAGCGGGGACTGGAGATACAACTGAGGGGGGGGGTTGTGAAGATTGAATTTACTTGTAAAGATTCGCCGGATGCCAATGGACGCGTTCCGGTAGTAGGAGAACAAAAGTACACGCTGTTGTTTCCTTTAGACAATGGAGATGAACTGCGCGTCCATATGGGGAAAGAAGGGATCAATACTTTCTCTTCATTTATCGCATCGCTGATGGTAGATGAGAACGAAGAGGGTAATTCCAAAATTTGGAGGGGAGAATGTCACAGGCAGTAATAGGTGGGCCGGAAGATATGTTCACACGGTCAGACAAGGGGTGGTGTGCTCTCAGTGGGTGTGAGGGCATATTGGAGTTCGCCGCCATGGATCACCAATTGTTCGTTTATCGGTGCAATGTTTGCGGACACGAGATATTCCGCAATACAGCCTTGAAAGTAGATCGAGTCAACTAGGAGGGAAGAAATGCCAGTCGTAAAAACCAGATATGCCTGCCCGTCATGCGGAGCACAGGTCAACGCCGAACACCGCAAGTTAGTGTGCTCGGCCAACAATAATCATTCATGGAACGACACTGCCGCGTTTCTTGGACTCAACCCGCAAGTGAAGTACGAAGAGTCAAAGCCGCCAGTCATCGTCCAACCGAACCATGTCAAGATGGAAGTGGTTGTGCCGCCGACCGCTAAGACAAAGTTCGAAGCCAAGTTTGGAGATAGGGCAAACGCAACTGTCTCTGGATTGATTCAGATGTTGGCCGAAGGGGAAGTATTGATCGTTCCTGAATCGGATCTCCAGCGGATGAAAGAACTCTTAGGCAGGCGGCCTGAGAGTGCGGCTGAGATGTTCGGCTTGATCTACAACCTCTCGATGGACCTCGAAACCGCCAAGTTGATCGCCGATGAAGCGAAGAAGGATGTAGCGATTTACGAGGGGCGTAATCCAGGGGCAGTTTTGATCAATCTCGGGTCGTTGTTTGGCGCGGTAACAGAGAAGGCCCGCGACCAGGGGGAGACGGCGAAAATGTACGCGGAGAGGGTTGTCAAGACCGTGATCGAAAACAACTGGATGTGACCGAGGGGGCACGATGGAATCGTACCTGATCTATAACAGAGACGGTGAAGAGGTTGAAGTCGGTTGGTTTGGTCTGATGCTGTATAGACTCAGCAGACTTCGCGGTTTTTGGGACACTGTCAAGAAGACCGACTGGAAGCATTACTTCAAAGGGAATGGGCAAGGTGAGGTTGTGTGGAAGCACTTCACCGGCTTCAGGGAACTCCATAACCAACTCGCCTACAATGCCCAGTGGTACATAACAGTGAAGGGCGGGATTCGACCTTCGATGGGAGACTCGTACTATCGGTCAATCACTGAGTACGAATACGAAATAGACGTATGTGTTGAGAAGAACTGGTCTGAAATTGTCAAAGCAAGAATCGCGGAAGCGGAACTGGCTATCGACCTGTACGTGAAACCGGATTGCACTTGCCGAATCGGATTCCATCGCCGTTGTCCGCATCACTTCAATACACGGGACTGACTCCAAATTTTGGAGTGGTTCTGAATTCCGTAGAAAACCAAGCGGTTGCAAGGTACGATTGAAAGCGACATGGCCGACTTCCAAGCACCCATCCCGAAGACTCCTGAAGTAGTAGACGAACACCTGATTTCTTATTATCGGGATATGGGAATTTTTCTTGACGGTTGCATGGAAGAAGCCGTGGCCCGCCAGAAGACTACGCCCGAACTCAAAGCGATGGATGAGGCTATTGACTATCTAGCCGGAATCCAGTGGCGCGAGAAACTCCCCAACTACAGGCCAAAGCCGGTATCGAATGAGGTTCTATCAAACTTCTGGGAGACGATAGGACTACTCACAGATACAAGGCCGATCTTCCATATCTCAGAAGTGGGGATGCCCGGTAAATACTCTAAGACCTCAAAGATTCTGAATGCGATGGTCAAGGGTTGGGCACGGCGGGACAAGTTCAATCAGACTCTCGCTTTCTGGACGATGTTTGGAATGTTCACGACTTCCCCGGTTGTTCTCTACTGGAATCGGTTTGCCAGAGGGACGAGCGGGGATGCGTGTGACGCTGACATTTCAATGAAGCACCTGAATCCCAAGGCGCTATTGCGGCTTGGCCCCACAAGGCCGCATGACCTCGCAGAAGACGAGATGGTGATTTACCGGCACAGGGAGACCTTGGACCGGATCAAACGCGCCTACCCGAATATGGGACGGATGGTTCGCCCGCAGGAAGAGATGAGCAGTTACGGTGTCGAGCCGCAGGTTCCTCCAACGGTAATGCCTCAATTGTTTGAGCAGTTGAATGCAGGCTGGCAGCGGATCATGGGAGGGTCTGAGCGGTCTAGCGTGAGGAGCAAGTATCCAGAGGCGGAAGTTTGCGAGTTCTGGATGAACGACGACAGTATTTCGGAATCGCGTAATGAGATTTGGATGGGTCCGGGGGACGGAAGAAGCAGAGACAGCGCACCGTGGGGATACTGGGTCAAGCCGGGGCAGAAACTATATCCTCGCGGGCGGCTTGTAATCCGCGCGAATAAAGTAACGCTCTACGACGAGCCGAACCCTTACTTCCACCGCAAGAGGCCGTTCGTTCTCATGGGTCTTCATTCGGTTCCTTGGCAGCAATATGCTTTAAGTGTTTTGAAGCCGTGGATGGATACGAACGATGTAATGAACCAGATCATGTCGGGATTGTTGCTGGCCGTGAAGAGAGCACTTGCCCCAGCTTTGATGGCTCCGAAGTCGGCTATTCACCCCGATGCCTTAAAGCAGATCGACGCCAACAGGCCGAACCTGAAAATCTCGTTCAACTCGAATGCGATCACGGGTCCTACTTGGCAACAGCCGCCGAACATCGGGAACTATCCTCTCCCTGTACTTGAAATGCTTAGAAGGACGATCAAGGAAAACTCAGGTACCGATGCGGTCAATCAGGCCCTCGGCAAGAAACAAGTTCCAGGTGGAGACACACTCGAAAAGATTCAATTCTCGAAGACGACGCCAATCCGGTTCAAAGCCGCAAATGTCGAAACAGGCGTCAATGAAGTAGGAGAATTGTGGACTGGCACAGCACTTCAGTTCTACGACGCTGCAAGGCGTACAGAAGTGCTTGGCATGGATGGGTTGGTAAAACAGGACATCGACGACAGGCCGGGAAGCATGATACCGGAGGGGATCAATTCGGAGTCGTATGTTCGCAAGTTCGGCTTTGAATGCGAGCAAGGATCGTTGTTCGGATTCCAGCGTCAAGACCGCCTGCCTATTGCTGGAAGTCTGAGAAAGAACCACGATTTGAGCCGGAAGAAGTTCTTCCAGATAGCTTTGCCAGATTGGAACATAGACCAAGAAGAGAACGACGCCGAGCTTGCTGAAGAGGCAAAACAGATGGCAATGGCGGCTGCTGCGGCTGGCATTAAACCGGGTGCTAGCCATCACAAATAGAGTCTTAATTATTTTCCCCTTGCAAACCGCATCGCAATTGTTTAATGATTTGCTCAATGAGGCAAGCTAACTACTTGCTGAATCAGACCTCCGGTATCCATTCCGGGGATCGGCAGAAATGATGTATGGGGTACTGGCCCCCGGAGCTAATGACTCTGGAAAAACCAAGGCCGAAAAACCCGGAAAGGAGCACCCAATGTTCGAGACCCGTAAAAAGAAGAGCGGACGTTCGAAGCACGGACGGCGCTAATCGGAGCTAGCCGGTTTTGACCGGCAGCAAGTTGGGGGAGCCTAATAAGCTCCCCCTTAACTCAACCATCACTCATGAGGATTCAGATGAAAGATGGAAAGGGCATGGCCGCACCCGTAGCAGTAGGCGGTCACTACGATTCGACTTCCGCGCCGAAGATGAAGAAGGGCGAGTTCGCAGCGGTTGGAACCTTCATTGACGAAGGGGACATGACCACGGTTGAACCTCGCGG